CAGCCACTTGTTCTACTTTAACCTTAACCTCTTCATCAGTGACTTCTTCTAGTATTGGTGTTTCTGTTTCTTGTACTTCTCCTTGCGGCTGTACTTCTTCTTGTTCTTGTGGGGTGTCGGTGTTTTCATCGCTTCCCACCACTCCTGCTGTGTCAGCTTCTGTTTCTGTAGTTTCATTAGTTTCTTGGGTTGGGGGTTTACTTAAATCTACTTTAATAATACTATCGTCTCCAGCACTCTGGAATTTAGATTCATCGATAGTATTCTCTACAGTTTCTTCAACTGTTTCTTTTGACTCTTCCATAATATAATTATATAAAATATTAAAAATTAGTGGATTAGAATTTATCTAACCCTGCTCCACCTGTTACTATATCATTACCTGATGATTCAAATCTTTTAAGTGATTCACCCTGGTTTTTTCTATCTGCTAAATTCCTTTGGTGCTCCGCCTGTCTATCTACTCTAGAATCTTTCCTATCTTCTCTCATAGCTTCTTGCTTGTCTTTCATCTCTCTCTCACCTAGCTGTAACCTAGAGTTTAATTCAAATTCTAATTGCATCAGCTCTTTCTTAACTTGAGCTTCTTGCTGCAAGTATTGTATCTTCAATTGGCTTTTAGTTTGTTCTAGTTGAGCTTCAGATTGAGTTTTAGCTTGATTCTTCTGAACCTCCATTTGAGCTTGCGCCTGTTGAGCTTGTTGATTAGCTTGAGACTGAGCTTGAATATTTTGTTGTTGTATCTTTTGATCTCTCTCTAGCTTCTTTTTCCTCTTAACTTTAAGTAATTGATTTGCTAGTTTAATATTCCTAACATCTCTTAAGTCTATAGCGTCGTCCAACTCTATTAACTGTTGTGTTAAAGCCATTTGTATGTTATTCTCTAACATCTGTTTTTCTTCCTCATCTGGCATTAACTCTATAAATATACCAAAGTCGTGAAGATGTAAATCTTTAATCTCTTCTAGTGTAGCAACGTTATGAGAACCTATAGCTCTAATAAAAGCTTCTCTAGTAGGAGAGTATTCTACAATATCAGATATTCTCAGTGATAAAGCCTCCGCAGCTTCAGCTGTTAAATACATCATCGACTGTAATATATGTCTAGTAGCGGTATTAGAATTTGCTGCTGCTAATTTTTGTATACCAACTAAAGCATTCTTATCAGGAGTGGAAGCATCTCTTGCTTCGTTTAATCCGGTCACATCCCGGATCATCTGTAAATAATAGTTGTACGTAGTTATTAAACTTTGTATTTTATTCCCACCAGATCCATTTTGTATTTGCTGAATAGGTACTTTACCAGGATTCATATCACCTTCAGAAGTAAACGACCTACCAATAACCGAACCAGTTTGAAAGAACATATTTAAAGCTTCTTGCGGATTGTAATTCGTACCGTTACCTAAATCAATCTCAGCTAAACCATCAGCATCTAAGTAAACACCATCTGGAACCATACGATTCATCACTTGTTGGAGTTTCAAATGGGTTAACTGTATCATGTCAGCGAAGCCAGTTATTCTACTAACTAATGATTGTATTCTCCCCTCATACATTCTAGGAGCTACAATATTGTAATTCATTTTAACCTTACCAAAGTCAGATTTACTACGCATCATATTGGGAGCCATCCTCCATTGCAGTAGCTTCTTACAACCAGGTATGTAAACACCTTCATACAAGCACTCTACCACTCTTTCTAATCTGCTAAAATCCCCATCCATATCTGTTGGAGGATTAAACGTATCATCCTTCTCTATAATCTTATCAGCACCACTACCTGTTTTCTTTAATTTATAAACGTTATTAGCGTGAGTCTTATAATTGAAATATAATACGTCGACTTTATTCTTATCTGCTCTACTCCTATCTCTTCTCAAAGTATTAGAGCGTTTATCAACTATTTCCTTTATATCCATTTCGGTTAGATTAGGAAACTCTTTAACCAATTCATTTATCGGTATCTCCTTTAACTCTCCAACATAGTACAAATCCTCAAAGTAAGGCGACTCTGTGTGCGAGTAAACCATATTAGCTGGATCTACATATTTGACTTGAGCTCCATCACTCCAATCAAAAGTAGTTTTAGTAGCGCCAATACCTATAGTGACAAGATCATATAGTGATCTACGTTTAACTAAATCGTAGTTGCACCCTTCAAATAAAGTATTTATAGCTTGCTCTTCCGCTATCTCTATAGCTTGCTTATAACTAAGTTGCATGTGCAACGCTAACTCTTCCTCTGTATCTGGCAGTTGTTCTTTATCGTTTTCGTATAAATCCATACCAAAACCTTCTTGAACCATGTCATTATACTCTCTAGCCTGAATATCTCTAAGCATAGATTCCATATACTTAGTTCTTTTACTAACACCATAGGAGTCTTGAGAGAAAGCGTTTATCTCGTAAGATCTTTGAGACATGCCATTAACAACTATGTCAACAAACTTAGACACTATGGGTACAGGTTTCCAGTCTAGATTTAAGTAGCTTAAGTCACCATTTATAGACAACTCGTTTTTATACTTCTCTATAGATTGTTCACCTCTAGCGTAAAGCCTCAGTTTATGAAACGTACTTAAGTTTGTGGAATACTTATTATTATAATCATCAAACCATTCACTCTCTATAGCTTCAGCTACTTTTAAACCGTACTCGTGCGTTATTTTCTCTAAATCACTTACTGCTTGTGAAGGAAAATTATTTACAACAGACTCTGCCATATCTACCTTTTAATTATCTTAGATGAAATTCCATTATTATTATATTTTGAAACTGTTAGGTTAACTGGTGTTTTTTTATAATCAGGATTTGGTTTGTATAAATGTCTATTACAAGCCATGATAGCTAAACCAGTACTAATAGAAGCATCATGTTTCGTTCTTTTAGTTATATCAAATCTACTCCAATCGTTTAATGTTTCGTTAAAATACATAGTACCATAGGTACCATCTTCCATTAAACCAACGTGATCGTTAATATACATTTCTATAGCAGACGCATGGGCTTGTTTTATATCTTCACTAGAGTTTGGTATGCCACCGACTTCTTTCTCAGCAACAGATAACTTGTTCCAAACTTTATCAGGACGATTCATACTGAAACCTCTGTAACCTCTACGTCGTAAATAATATAATAGTCTAGGTTTGTTATTCTCAGCGAGTATTGGCATACCATAAAATACCAACGCCATTAATACATCTTCAAAGAATATCTCAGCTGTTTGTGGTCTGGCCAAATACTCTAAAAAGAAAGTATTAGCTGGAGCATCTTCCATGCTGAACTTAGTTAATCCATGTAACGCTCCTTTAGACCCTTTGCCATCAACAGTACCACTAATGTCGTAGCTATCACAACCAAACGTGCCAATATGCTCGTTTCCAGGATATTTAATTCCATTTTTTAATATTACGTTATTTTGTAATCTTTTATTAGGAACCCAACTAACCTTGAATCTACCATTAGGATCTGGATTAAACGTAACTCTAGTATCTTTAACACCATTCTCCCATTGGAAATTTCCGGCAGTTAATACTGAAGAGTTTCTATTACCTTCATTATAATCAATTTGCTCGTATATCTTAACGAGATTGAACAAGGAGTTTTTTGTCTCATCCCTAAATGCGTGCTCTTCTGACCTTGGGAATTGTCTGTAAAATTCGTTTAAAGCATCTTGATCACCTTTCAGCCCGTCTACTTCGTTCTCCCAGTAATCTACTACGCCAATATCTATTAGTTCACCATGAGGTCCTCTCCTATCATCACTTGGTGTATCAAAAACTGGAAGTCCGAACTCGTCAATAAATCCCTCATAATTCCATTCCATTGGTACAAACAAAGAATATAAACCAGACTTTGTCTGTCCATTTCTATTTCGCTTCGTAACATCCGAGTCATAAAACAATTTTTTAAAGTTATCACCACCTTTATCTAAAGCATTAGATGTTGATCCCATCATACACTTACCTACTATTCTACCACCCAACCTTAAACAGGTTTTTGTTACTCGCCAGTTGTTTAGAATATTATCTGGTCTCTCCCATTTACCACTCTCATCATGGACTAGTAGAGAAAGCTTTTCTCCATCGTAGCTATTATCACCAGTGTTCTTCCAGTCGATAGTAGTATCAAGACCTTGCATATCGTCCTGTTCTTCATGCACACCCATCTTTCTACGGGTAAACTTTTTAGCTGGTACACGGTAAGCTAGTTCTGACTTCGGGCGATCCATACCGTCTTGTATAGGCTTAAAGAAAAACGGATAATTAATACTTATAGGTACTATCTTATCCGTAAACATTTTCTTAGCGTCAGCTCCACTTTTTGACAATACCCCAAATCTACTATCACTTGCAAGAGTAGCTAAATTAACGGTTTCAGCCGAACTCATGAAAGAAAATCCAGAACGTCTATTCTTAAGATAGCACATCCCGTAACATCTTTGATCAGCTTTACACGCCTCCCAAAATAT